GTTCTACACTATCCTTGGGGCTATTTACACCAATAGCTCGACAGATAGAGGAGAGGCTTCTCTGAGCAATCTCAACGGCTGTGGGGTTTGGGTTCTTGAGATTAAGACGATCAAAAACTTTTCGTCCAGCGTAGTCACCCTCGATCACTTCGATTGAGAGTTGAAGGTATGATCCATCACCTTTTGTGGTTACCCTCTCTTCAGTTTCCGCAATCACACACTTGTACCAATCGGCTGGTAGTGGTTGAAAGGTTGTTGATGGCTCTACTTCGAGAGCATTAAATCCATTTAAGTCCATTTTATTTCTCCTTCTGGTTTTGTAAAAATTGTGCGAAAGGGTTGCCACCATCAAATGTGAATGGCAAAGGCTCGCTAATATTAAAGCGATTCTTAGTGACGCTCGATGCCTGTGGGAAACACAAGATCTCACGCTCTCCAGTTGAGATGGCACGTTTCTTATCGCCATCTCCTCTAGTAAATGTCTTGAGTCGGATCAATCCAACCAGATCGACATTATCTGTATAATGTGGAATGCTCTTCTTATGCATCCTTACACAATAACGATTGTAGGGGTCCATGTCAGGCAGAGTTAATGTCTCTGTGTCGGCATGACCTATAAACACAACATTCATGTTCATTTCGTAGGCTAGAGATCCAGCCCACTCCCTAATCTGTGCGTGTCGTTCAGATGCCTGACCATATCCAGCTCCATACCCACCTCCTGCCTGAGAAATAGACTTCGCCTTACTATCTGACTCCACTATCTCAGTCTCGATTTGAGTTGCTAGCTGAGTAATACTATCAATAACCAAAGTCTTGTGGTCGTGCTTCTCTGTTGCCAAAGCCTCAATAGCGTCCAGAACATCCTGACTACTTGTGGCTAGTGGAAACAGACTGACGTTGTCATTGCCCACCAGTGAGGCTGTACCATCCTCTGTACGGATAAATACAGGCTTGGGAAACATACTAGCAAGTGTAGTCTTTCCCATACCACCTTCACCAAAAAGGGTAGCGATAATAGGTCGCTGACCCTCTGGCTTTGATAGTGATTTAAGATTTATAGCCATCACCAATCCTTCCCAAATATCAAGGCGAACACCTCGTCTAAAATTTCATCAATGGATCTCTCCATGTTATTCTCCTTTTTCAGTTATGATAAAAATAGTAGTGGGGCTCAAAGAGCCTCCACCTTGATTCCAATTTTGCCTTGCTTCATTTCAAAAGCCTTGGCTACCTTTGCCCAAAGCCTTGGCTCCTTATCGGCAAGATATCTACAGCCAACCGAATCAGCAGTTACGCTAACTTTCACTGGATGCATATTTTCTGGAATTTTGTCCTTAACTTTTTCCCACAAAATCGTATCAATTTTACGAGACACAGGTTGTGTTAAGGTTACCTTGTGTGCTTCAAGTTTGTGGGAAATTGAGCCTTCACCCTTTACTTCTAACGCTGTGGTGATCTGCTCTTCTATTGCATGACGCTTTGCAACAATATCTTTTTCTTGGGCTTTAATTAATAGCCAATCTTGGGCTAGAGTATTTACATTAATATTACTCATTTTGTTACCTTTCTTTCTTTTTCTACTTCTCTCTATAAAAATCGTTTTACAAAATTTATTTTACAATGTAAAGATGTTTTTGCACATTTTGTAAAAAAGGATGAAAAATGACTGAATTAATACCAATCACACAAATTCGAGAGGCTCTGCAAGATAGAAGAATTACTGTTGTTGCTGAGAAGTGTGGGCTGTCCCACCCAACCGTAAAACAAGTGCAGTTAGGCAACGAGCAAATCAGCCTTAATACATGGAAGAAACTGAGTGAGTATTTAAAGGAGCCAGAATGAATTTTCCAGTTGAAGACTACTGTTCAAAGCTGGGTTGGTTCTTAGTAAGTATACCGCCTGGCACTAAAGGTCCAACTAAGTTTGGATGGCAAAAGCCTGAGCGAGCACTATCAGATCCAAACCAAGCGAGGCTCTATTATGAAGAGAACCCGAATCACAATGTAGGTCTACTGCATGGTGCGTCTGGTACTTGTGCAATTGACATAGACAGTGTCGAAAATACTCAACTGATTTTTGAATCTCTTGGCATCGACTTCTCAGAACTCATGCAATCAGCTCCACAAATTATTGGGCGTGAAAATCGTGGTAAGCTGATCTTCAAGGCTCCACCTGATCTCATCACACATAAGATATCGTGGCCTACCAAAGAAGATCCACGAAAGACTGAAGTGGTGTTCGAGCTCAGAGCTGGGGCAGTCCAAGATGTCCTGCCACCAAGCATTCACCCAGATACAAACCGCCCTTACACTTGGTCAGGTCGATCTATCTTTGATGGTCTTCCAGAGCTACCTCCACAACTCCTGACGTTATGGCGTGAGTGGGATAAGATCTTGCCACAAATGAGAGAGGTCTGTCCTTGGAAAAGAGAGCCTGACTTTCAGCCACCTCGCAAGCAAAGACCAAAGGGTGACAGTACATCAGTGATCGATGCCTTCAACGAGGCTCATGATATGCACACTCTTTTGATCGAGTATGGCTATAAGAATACATTCAAGAACAGATATCTGTCTCCAAATTCAAGCTCAAAGCTCGCTGGGGTTAAGTTGTTCGAGGATGGTCGAGCATTTAGTCACCATGCCAGTGATCCATTTGGTAATCACTCTTTCGATTGCTTCGAGCTCTGGCTCCAGTTTGAGCACATGGGCAATACCACAAAGGCAGTCAAAGAAGCTGCACAGATGCTCAACGTCACTCAAGATCCAGACCACGACTATGATCGTGAGGCTATCGAGCATGGTGCAAAAGTTGCCAATAGCATTCTATCCAAGCCCTCCAAGACATCTGATGACCCACTAGATACTGTACCTGAACATCTGTTATCTGTGCCTGGTGTCCTACAAGATATCTGCAATCACTACGCCACAACTGCCATTAAACCTCAACCTCAGTTCGCTGTGCAATGTGCATTGGCATTCGGCTCAGTGGTTATGGGTAGGCGGTGGGTGACTGACCAAAGAAACTTCACCAGCCTGTACTTCCTCAATATTGGTGAGACTGGATCTGGGAAAGAGCATACCAAAACAGTGCTGGAAAATTTACTCGAAGAGGCTGACCTCGAAGAGTTGATTGGCCCATCAGGATATACCAGTGGTGCAGGTGTCCTATCGACACTCACCAAAAAGCCAACCCATGTCAGTGTTATCGATGAACTTGGTCGGCAACTCAAGGCAGCTGCAGCAAAAGGTATGCAACATAAGCAAGATGCTTTGACTACCTTATTAGAATGCTACGGTAGGCTCGATGGTGTTTTAAGGCAGCAGGGCTACGCTACCAATACAATGAAGTCATCTGAGGCAGAGAAGCTGGAGAAGGTGGTCAAACGTCCAGCTCTAACTTTAGTTGGTATGTCTACTCCCTCAGAGTTCATGCAAGCCATCTCAGGTGGTGATGTTGCCAGTGGTCTTCTCAATCGATTCATAATCGTGAAGTCAGAAATCGGTGTCCAGATGTCACAGGAAAAAAGAAGCTCATCAATTACTGATCGGCTATCGAAGTGGGCAAAGGAACACGCTCACGCAAAGGTTGGTGACCTCGATGGTGGCAATATTCATGACCTACCACCTCACCCAGTTGAGGTTCTGTTTACTTCAGAAGCCAAGCAACTTCTGAGGGGTTATGAAGAGAAGTTGGTCGCGGCTATTAAAAAGGAAACTGGATCTGGGCTAGAAGCCATGTACAATCGATCTAGAGAAGTTGCCATGCGACTGTCTCTGATTATTGCCAGATCAATGGGTCAGGAGGCAATCGGTGTAGATGCTATGCAGTGGAGCATCGATTATGTCGATCATTATGCCAAGCAGACGATTGAGATGTTCAGGGCTAATATGTCGGAAGGTCCATTCGAGGCAACGTGCAAGGCAGTCTATGCCAGAATAGAAAAGTCTGGTCTGGGTGGTATGACAGAGCGTGAACTCTCACGAGGTGTCTCAGCATTTGCAAATATGGATAGACGCAAACGTGCTGATGTTCTCGATGCCTTGCAAAATGATAAGGGAATAGAGTGTAGAGATCAAAATCAGGGAGTGAGAGGTAGACCAAGGTTTGCCTACTTTGCTCCACCACTAAATTGAGAAAGGAATAAATATTATGGGTAAAATTTTAACAAGTACCGTTGAAATGACAGAAATTGATGAAAAAATTTATAAACTTTTTGATTTTAATTTTGAAGGAACAACAACATTTGAACTTCCTGAATTAAATAATATTCCAAAAGAATTTGGTATTGGAGTTTTTTGTGGATCATCTGGATCTGGAAAGTCAAGTTTACTAAACAATTTTGGAAAAGAAGAAAAAATTTATTGGAATAATAATAAAAGTGTAGCTTCACATTTTGATAGTGTAGATGATGCAATAGAGCGTTTAACGGCTGTAGGTTTAAACTCAATTCCTACTTGGGCTAAGCCTCGACAAGTTTTATCAACTGGCGAAGGTTTTAGAGCTGATCTTGCTCGTAAGTTAAAGGATGGAGCAGTCATTGATGAGTTTACATCTGTAGTAAATAGAAATGTTGCAAAGTCATGCTCAGTTGCTTTATCAAAATATATTCGGAAAAAAAATATTAAAAATATTGTTTTAGCAACTTGCCATGATGATATTCTACAGTGGTTAGAACCTGATTGGATATTTTATACAGACACTTTAAAAGTGTCGAGGGGGTTACAAAGGCGAAGTAGACCAACAATTAATATTGGAGTTTCCAGATGCAAACAAGATGAGTGGAAGATTTTTGCGAAACATCATTATTTAACTTCCAAATTGCCTGTGTCTGCAAGATGTTTTTTAGCGAAATGGGAAAATGAAGTTGTTGGTTTTGGAGCTTCTATGAGTATGCCTGGTAAAATTCCACCGTTATATTCTGGTGACAAGCGTTATAAATACAGAGGATGTAGAACTGTTATTCTTCCAGACTTTCAAGGTTTGGGAATAGGAACACGACTTTCAGACACTATTGCAGATATTCATATTGAGGAGGGTTTACGATATTTTTCTAAAACTTCTCATTTTAGAATGGGTGAGTATAGACAAAAATCTGTTTTATGGAGAGCAACTTCAAGAAATTTATCAGACAGATCAACTCCTAATAAAAGAATAGAATCTGTATGGCATAATTGGAAACTTGAAAAAAATAGGATTTGTTACAGTCACGAATACATTGGACCAGATCAAAAAAGCTATGATCCAAAATGGACAAAAATTAATCAAAGAAAGGAAAACCAATGACCAAGTATACAAGAGCAGACATCCTCGATACGGCAAAGAAGTATGTCACTAAGCAACGTGAGAACGAGCATGGTGAGATGGAAGCTAACTTCAAAATGATCAGTGATCTTTGGGGTACTTATCTTGGGCATCACATAGATACGTCTGATGTTGCAGTCATGATGACACTCCTCAAGATTGCTCGTATTAAATCCAATCCAAGTTCAGGCGATAACTGGATTGATTCATGTGGTTATATGGCGTGTGGTGGAGAGCTGTCGGCAAATAAGCCAGAGTCAGACACTCCAGTCGTTAAGTTTCAGGGTGGTAATTTATGAGCTCACTCTTAAAAATTACTGGATCTGATGGAAGTCAAAAGCGAAATGCAAATGACTTCTATCCCACTCCAGACTCAGCGACAGAGGCAATATTAAACCGTGAGTTGTTCAGTCAAGATGTCTGGGAGCCAGCCTGTGGTGATGGCGCCATATCAAAGGTTCTCCAGAAGCGAAGCCACAATGTCATATCGACAGACTTAATTGACTATGGCTATGGGAGTAGTGGTCGAGACTTTCTGTTCGAGCAGGAATTGCTTGCACCAAACATCATAACCAATCCACCATTTAGTTTGGCTCATGAGTTCGCACAAAAAGCAATCGATCTGGGTGTAAACAAATTAGCTCTCTTGGTGCGTCTACAGTTCTTAGAGGGTATCAAACGTGGTGAGTTCTTTAGTAGGCATCCACCATCTACTGTGTGGGTGTTCTCGAAGCGACTGTCATTTAATGTCGATGGCAAGTTTAAGTCTGGAGGGGTCATGTCATTCGCATGGTTTGTCTGGAAGAAAGACATAAAGGAAACTCAAGTTAAATGGATTTTTTAGAAAGGAAAACAAATGATAGTGCCATCAACAATTTATAATTTTTCAGTCGAATATAAACCGTTTTGTTTAAACAAAAAAAACAATGTACGACACATTTATATTTATTCAACTTCAGAACTAAATGTAAAAGAAATTCTTGCTGATTATAAAATAGTTTCGATAGAAAAACAGGAGTTATAAAAATGATAGAATCATTATTATGTTTATCTCTAAACGGTTTTTTCGAAGCCAGAGGAGAGCCACTTCAAGGTCAAATCGCAGTCCATGAAGTTGTTATAAATCGAGTTGAAAATCCTAAATTTCCAGATACAATATGCGGAGTTGTTCTTCAGGAAAATGAAAACGGTGTCTGCCAATTCAGCTGGTGGTGCGATCTGATATCAAATATACCAAATGAACCTAATTCTTTTAATACATCAAAAGCTCTCGCAAGGCTCATGATAGAAGAGGGTGACTATATCAGTGTGATTGGATCTGAGGCTACACATTATCATGCAATAACAATTGATCCACCCTACTGGACTATAGGCATGGATGAAATTGGGGTAATTGGAAATCATATCTTTTATAAAGAAAGATCAAAAGAAGATGTGACTCCACTCTCCAGACCAGCAAATTTGTTCGATTAATGGCAAATTTTATTTATGACAGTATTAATGACAGTATTTATGACAGTGCAAAAAACGCCTTATCACCCAATAAAATAAGGCTGAAAGTATTTATGGCTATTTATGTCAATATGGCAGACACCTTAGAGCACTTTTCTACCCTCCCCCCCATACCCATAGAAGTGGGGTAGTAGGGGTGGGTATGACAGTATGACATATATATAGTAATAATAATAA